AACCCGGCTTCGCCTGACAACCCGCTGATTGCCGCCGTCAAAGCCCGAATCGGTGCTCGCTAAATCCCACCTGACCCCCTCACTAATAGGAGAACTCCATGGCTGAAATCAAGCAAACCCTCAATCTGGGCGATTTGCTCAAGTATGAAGACGAAGGCTTTTACTCGCGCGACCGCGCCACCCTGACTGCTGGTCAAACCCTGGTACTAGGGACAGTCGTTGGTCTGGTGACCGCCACTGGCAAGGTTAAACAACTTGATCCGAGTGCAACCGATGGCAGCCAACTCGCCTGTGGTGTGTTGCTGCAAGACTGCGATGCCTATTTGGTCGACCGGGACGATGCACTGATGCTGGCGCGTCACGGAACGGTGGCCCAACACGCACTCACCTGGCCTGCGGCCATCACCGTGGCAGAGCGCGATGCAGCAGTCGCCCAACTCAAGGCGCTGGGCATTCTGGTGCGCCAAAGCGCCTGATGTCTCCTTCGATTTGCAAGCCAATTCGCCCCATCCATCCCACTTTTTGAAGGAAAGCCATCATGGCCATCAACAATCCGTTTCTCAATCCCGCCTTTTCCATGGCATCGCTGACAGCCGCCATCAACCTGCTGCCCAACCGTTACGACCGACTCGACCAGCTGGGGCTGTTTGCCGCCAAACCGGTGCGCACCCGCACCATCGTCCTCGAAGAAAAGGCTGGCGTGCTCAATTTGCTGCCCAGCCTGCCTGTGGGCTCACCCGGTACGGTCGGTATTCGGGGCAAGCGCACGCTGCGCAGCTTTGTGATCCCGCACATCCCGCACGATGACGTGGTGCTGCCTGAAGAAGTGCTGGGCCTTCGCGCGTTTGGCACCGAGAACGAATTTGCTTCCATTGCGGCGGTACTGGCCGAGCACCTGGACAACATGCGCACCAAGCATGCGGCCACTCTGGAGTACCTGCGCATGGGCGCTTTGAAAGGCATCGTGCTCGACGCCGATGGCCGGGTGCTGGTCGATCTTTACGATGAATTCAAGATTTCGGCCAAAACCATTAACTTCAAGCTCAACGTCGAAGGCACCAGCATTTTGGAGAAATGCCTGGAGCTCAAGCGCTACATGGGCAAGAGCCTGATGGGCGAGCGCATGAGTAGCGTGCATTGTCTGGTATCCCCCGAGTTCTTCAACAAGTTGGTCACCCATGCCAACGTGAAGGCGGCCTACCAGTTGTGGAACGATGGACAGGCACTGCGCTCCGACATGCGCTCAGGCTTCCCGTTTGCAGGGGTCACCTTTGAGGAATACGCCGGTGAAGCCAGCGTGCCCGATGGCTCCGGTGGCTGGGTGACCAAACCGTACATCGAAGCTGGCGAAGCGCATGCGTTCCCGCTGGGCACGATTGACACCTTTGCCACCTACTTTGCACCGGCTGACTTCAACGAGACGGTCAACACGCTGGGTCAACCCATCTATGCCAAGCAGGCACCGCGCCATTTTGAGCGTGGCACCGACTTGCACACACAGAGCAACCCGCTGCCCCTGTGCCAGCGTCCGGCTCTGCTGGTTCGTCTGACCGCGACGTGATCGGGCCATTCCCATGACCACCTTGGTCGAAAAAATCTACCTGGCCGCCGCCAACGTCGGGTTTCTCAAAACCTGCGCTTGGCAACCCAGCGATGGCGGTGCAGTGCAAACGCATTCAGTCGGATTTTCTGCACCTGACCAGGACGTGCTCTCGGGGCTTGGTGTCAGCACCGAGTACGAGATGACCTACCCGAAATCTTGCTTTGTGGGGCTCAAATCCCGCGAGGTGGCGCAAATCGAGGGTGTCGCATATCAGGTGCGAGAAGTCACGGCCATGGGCGATGGCTCTGAGGTGCGCGCCAAACTGATGCGGGTGTAAATCCTATGGCAGCGAACTCCATTCGTGAACGGATTTTGCAGACGCTGGTGGCGCGGTTGAACCCGGTGGCCACAGATCAGGCAGCTTCAGTGTGGCGCACGCCCAGTGTTGCCATTACCCGCGATCAGTGCCCAGCCTTGGTGGTGTTTCCTGAGAGTGAGTCACTGGCAGAGCGCGCCAACGACCGTGTCACCCGCGAGTTGACAGTACGCATCACCGCACTGGCGCGTGCCGTGCCTCCAGTAATTCCAGAAACCGTGGCCGATGCCTTGCTCTGTGCGGCGCATGCCGTGCTGATGCTTGACATCAACCTGGGTGGCCTGGCGCTCGGCATTCGGGAAGTCGAGTCCGAGTGGGAAGTGGATGACGCTGATGGCGTTGCTGCCAGTACATCTGCTCGTTACCAGATCACCTACCGCACCCTGATTGCTGACATTTCCATTCAAGCCTGAATCACTTTTCCCTTTTTCTGTTTAGACATTCCAACTTTTAAGGATCCCAAACCATGAGTACCTATGCATCATTCCAGGGCCGTGTTTACCTCGGCAAACGCGACGTGGAAGGCAACCCCATCGAAGTTCGCTCACCCGGCAATGTGGCCGAGCTGAAACTCTCTCTCAAAACCGACGTGCTGGAGCACTATGAGAGCCAAACCGGTCAACGCACGCTCGATCACCGCATGGTCAAGCAAAAGTCCGCCACAGTAAATCTGACCATCGAAGAGTTCACCAAAGAAAACCTTGCGCTGGCGTTGTACGGCAACTATGTGGTCGGCACGCCCGGCACTGTGACCAATGAGCCATTGGCGGGCGCGTCACCGCTGGTCGGCGAGCGCTATTTCCTGGCACACCCCAAGGTGGCCAGCCTGGTGATCGAGGACAGCAGCGCCACACCGGCCACGTTGGTCGAAGGTGTGGACTACACGGCAGACATTGACTTTGGGGCGATCCAGTTGCTGCGACTCCATGATGGCGGCACACCTGCCGTACCCTACGCCGCGCCCCTGAAAGCCAGCTACGCCTTTGGTGTCACGACAGATATCGGCATCTTTACGCAGGCACTGCCAGAGCGTTTCCTGCGGCTGGAGGGCATCAACACCGCCGACGGTAATGCAAAGGTGTTGGTGGAGTTATATCGGGTGGCGTTTGATCCCTTGAAGGAAATCTCGTTCATCTCCAACGAATACAACAAGTTCGAAATGGAGGGCTCGCTCTTGGCTGATTCCAGCAAACCGTTCGATGCAACGCTGGGCCAGTTTGGCCGCATTGTCCAAATCTGAAAGGCGCGTCATAACTGATTTGGAAAAACTAATTCCCCAGGACACCCTGGTGCAAGTGGCAGGTGAAATCATCGCGATCTCACCCCTCAAAGTCGGCCAGCTGCCTGCATTTTTGCGGGTGATCTCGCCAGTTATGACGCAGTTGAGCCAGCCGCAAATCAACTGGCTGGCGCTGTTTGGCGAGCGTGGTGACGATTTGTTGAACGCCATCGGCATCGCAGTCAAAAAGCCGCGCGAGTGGGTGGACGACTTGGCAGCGGACGACGCGTTGCTGCTGGCAGCCAAGGTGATGGAGGTCAACGCTGATTTTTTTACCCGAACGGTGATTCCCAAACTCGACGGTCTGTTCAGTCTAGGCAAGGGAATTCAAGCAGCCAACACTGGTTCGACCTCACCCAGCGTCTGATGGAGCACGGCCACCGACTGCCCGACATCCTGGACTACACGCTGGCGCAGTTAAAAGGGTTTGCTGCTGCCAGCGCTCGCTTGGACAGCGCGCGTGATGCCCAACTCCTGACCCTGATCGCCATTGGTAGCAGGGGCGACTCCAAAAACCTCGATCAAACGCTTGAACGTCTGACCACAGCATCAACCTCGTCATGAAAATCTCCATCCGAATCGACAGCGCTGCGGCGCAAGCCCAACTGCGCCGGTGGGGTGGGGAGTTTCGCGACAAGGTCAAAAAAGCGGTGGCCAAAGCCATGGCGAAAGAGGCTATTGCAATCAAGACAGACGTGCGCGATCAGGTGGCCAGCCAACTGACGGTGGTCAAAAAGACCTTCCTCAAGGGGTTCTCCGCCTACGTGATCGACAAAGACCCCAGTCGCTTGCCAGCGCTGTACGTGGGCTCGCGCATTCCATGGGTTGGCATGCACGAAAAAGGCGGGACCATTTCGGCCAAGATGCTGATTCCCTTGCACGGCCGGGTTGGCCGCAAGCGCTTCAAGGCACAGATCGCTGAACTGATGCGGGGCGGCAACGCCTACTTCATCAAAAACGCCAAGGGCAACGTGGTGCTGATGGCCGAGAACATCAAAGAGCATGACCGCCCCTTGGCTGGATTCAAACGTCGGTACCGCAAAGCGCAAGGCATCAAACGTTTGAAGCGTGGTGCTGATATTCCGATTGCGGTGCTCGTTCCCCGCGTCATGCTCAAAAAGCGACTCGATATCGAGCGACTGGTGGTGCGGCGCATCCCACGATTGGCAGCAAGCATCGAACAACAAATCCGCACGGTCGGATAACTCTCAAATATCGCCTCAAATTTCAAATTGACCCATGGCCAACAACCGTATCGCCGTTTTAGTAGCCCTTGAAGGTGCCGATGACGGGCTCAAACGCGCCCTGAATTCCGCCCAGCAGAGCCTGGGCGAGTTGGCATCGACAGCCAAGACCGCTGGCGACAAGGCCGCGCGCGGTATGGCCGAGGTCAAAGCAGGCATGTCGGCGTTTGGCGACCAGGTGGCCACTGCCAAGACGCAGTTGCTGGCATTTCTGTCGATCAACTGGGCGGCAGGCAAAGTGCAGGAGATTGTCCAGGTGGCCGATGCCTGGAACATGATGGGCGCGCGCCTGAAGCTGGCAACAGCCGGACAGAATGAATTTGTCACTGCGCAAAAAGCCCTGTTTGATATCGCTCAGCGCATTGGGGTGCCCATCCAGGAAGTCTCGACCCTGTACGGCAAGTTGCAGCAAGCGGTGCGAATGCTGGGTGGTGAACAGAAGGACGCACTTTCTATTACCGAGAGCATCTCGCAGGCCTTGCGTCTGTCGGGTGCGTCGGCCACGGAAGCCCAGTCGTCGCTGTTGCAGTTCGGACAAGCCTTGGCTTCCGGTGTGCTGCGCGGTGAAGAATTCAACTCCGTTGTGGAAAACTCACCGCGTCTGGCCCAAGCGCTGGCCGACGGCTTGAACGTGCCGATTGGTCGCCTGCGCAAGTTGGCTGAAGAAGGCAGGCTCACTGCGGACGTGGTGGTCAATGCCTTGATGAGCCAAAAGGACAAGCTTGCTGCCGAATACTCTCAATTGCCCGCAACGGTCAGTCAGGCATTTCAGCGCCTGCAAAACGCCTTCGGGCAATGGGTCGCGCAGGTCGATGCTGCTACCGGCATCACCAAAAAGCTCGCCGATGGCCTGACCTGGCTGGCCACCAATCTGGATACGGTCATGCAGTGGCTCAAAAAAATTGCCGAATTGGGGTTGGCGGTGCTCATTTACCGGCTGCTGCCAGCGTTGGTCACGGCTTGGCAGACCGCAGGGGCCGCAGCCATTACGGCGGCAACCGCCACCTCTGCGGCCTGGGCCACCGCCAATTTGTCGGTCACAGCGGCCATTGCCAGCGTCGGCCTGCTCAAAACAGCCTTCGCTGTGCTGGGTGCGTTCGCAGTCGGCTGGGAAATCGGCACCTGGTTGTCCGAAAAATTCGAGATCGTGCGCAAGGCTGGCATCTTCATGGTGGAAATTCTGGTCAAGGGGATCGAGCAGTTGCAGTACCGTTGGGAAGCCTTTGCAGCGATCTTTACCAGTGACACCATCGATGCAGCTACCAAGCGCCACGAGGCTCGTCTGGCTGAAATGAATGTGATCTTTGCCCAAATGTATGCCGATGCCACCAAGGGGTCTGAGGCCGCCAAAACAGCCATGACCACGGTGGCCACCACAGCGGAGGAGATTGCCAAAAAGCTGGAAGCTGTGCGCCAAGGTACGCAAGAAGCGGTCGGTCGTGGCGTTGAAGCGGTGCACTCCGCCGTGGAAAAGCTGAAATCCCGGTTGGGCGAGGTGGAACAGGCGGTCACCAAGGCCAATGGCGTGGTCACGGATGCCACTGCCAAGATGGCTGAGGCGTACAAGGGCCTGACTGCCATGGTCGAAGCCAACCTGCAAAAACAGGTTGATGCTGTGAAAGCACGCTACCAGCAGGAGCAAACTGCGCTCGAACTGTCTTCAGCTTCGCAGGCAACCCAGATCGCCAAATCAACCCTGCTGCTTACCGATGCACTGACCCAGCAGACCACCCTGCGGCAAAAGGCCACGACCGACACCCTGAAACTCATCGATGACGAGTCCACTGCCAGGGTCGCAGCAGCGGCCAAGCAAGGCGCAACTGAGGCCGAGCGCAGCGCCAACGTGACTCGGGTCGAAAGCGAGATTCTGGCGACCAAACGCCAGTCCATGGTCATTGCTGCCACGGAATACCGCGCCCACATCGATGCATTAAACGCTGAGGCCAATCGGCATCTGGCGGAAATTCAGCGCATCGAAGAAGCCAAGCGCATGCTGACGATGACCACGGAAGAAAAAATCCGTGAACTGCGCCGTCAAGGCATGACGGAGTTTGAAGCGACGGAAGACCGTAAACGCCAGGTCGTTGAGTTGCAGACCAAGGCGCGCGATGCGCTGGCCGCAGGTGAATTTGAGCAAGCCAAGCAGTTTGCGCAAAAGGCCATGGATTTAGCAGTGCAAGTGGGCAGCACCCAGACGGCCGAGGCCAAAAAGGCCGAAGAAGCCAAGAAGACGTCTGAAGGCGCTTACTCGCAAGTAGTGGCGCTGGAGTCGCAAGCCCGGCAGGCCTCACGCCAGGGCGAGCACGACAAAGCCACGGATCTGATGCGCCAAGCCGACACTCTGCGCGCAGAACTCGCTCAAAAAACGACCACGGCCGATGCAGCCATCACCCAGGGCAAGCAGGGCATCAACACGGCCATCGGTGATATCCGCAGCTCCGAAGAAATCCTGGTCAAGACGCTTGATGCACAGGCACTGGCCCACCAAAACGCAGCCAAGTCGGCGTTGAGTGCGCGTGACCAGATCAAGCAAACCCTCACGGACACAGAAACCCAAATCGACCAGATCACCGCCAAGCTCAAAGTTGGCTTAAAAGTTACGCTGGACGCGGACACCAGCCGGTTTGACAAAGCCATCGCTGATCTGGACAAGGCAATGGCCGAGAAAGAAATGCTGCTCCTCATCAAAGCCGACTTGGAACAGGCCCAGAAAAAGCTCCAGGAATATGAAGCCTTGCTCAAAGAGGGCAAAACGCTGCCAGTGGATGCCGATGTCACCCAGGCCAAAGCGGCGCTGGACAAACTGACCGCCTATGCCAAGCAAAACTCGCTGATCGAACTCCAGGTCACCACAGAAAAGGCCCAGGCATCCATCACCAACGTCGAGGGCATGATCAACGCATTGAGCCGCATTCGCACCGAGTCGCAGCACAGTGTCAACACCAATGCCAATGCGGCGCGCTCAGAAATCTCCAGCCTCAATGGCATGAACACATCGAGCACGCACACCATTTATGTGCGCAAAGTCGAAGCCAATGCAACGGGCGGACTGGTGGGCGCAGGTGTGCCGCACTTTGCACGCGGCGGCTATGCCGACGCTTCCGGTTCTCGTGGATCAGTTGCCTCGCCGGTTGGTGCTGCATTTGCCCGTATGGCCGGTGGCTCCGTACCGGGTTCTGGTGATCAGGACACAGTGCCGCGCACGCTCGATGCAGGTGCATTCGTTTTGCGCAAGGCAGCGGTGCGCAAGTACGGTGGCGGTGTCCTGTCCAAGCTGGCCAATGGAGTCTCACGTTTTGCCACTGGCGGCAAGGTCACGCCGACCGGGCCCGCACCCATCAAATACAACCGCGATGCTGCTGAAGCAAAAAAGATGATCGACCTGGGCCTGGAGGCCATGCGCGAGTACACCTTTTGGATGCGCCAGCACTACGGGGCGGCCCTGTCCATTGGCATGGAGTGGGACACCATGCAAGGCTACGGCAAGCTCGCCGCCACGGATCGCCAAACGCTGGAGTCCATTCCCAATCGCGCCCAGCTCACAGCCAACGAGAAGCAGAAGATCGACGCCATCAAACAGACCTGGCGTACCGCCATGGCGCAGCCGCTGGTGTACGGCAAAGACATCGAGCGTGAACTGCTGGACTACATGGAGCAGCACCAAGGGGAGTTTTACCGGGGTGGGGGTGTGGCCAAGTCCGACACGGTTCCGGCGATGTTGACGCCGGGTGAGTACGTGGTCAATCGGTCGGCCGTGTCCAAATTCGGGGCTGGATTTTTTGAGTCACTCAACAACCTGTCAATTCCTGCCCAGGCGCTGGCTCGTGGTGTGCAGGGCCAGATCCAAGGTTTTGCCAGTGGGGGATTGGTTCAGTCTTTGGCCTCGCCACTGGCTGTGCCGAGATCTGCATTTGCAGGAGAAACCACCCCAGTGCGCACCGTGCGTGTTGAATTGGCAGCGGGAAACCGCAGTGTGTCGGCCACGATCGATGCCAGAGATGAGACACGCCTGCTCGACATCTTGAAACAAGCGAAATCACGCGCCTTTTAGCGGCCAATCATCCATGGAACTTAAAAACCTCTTCAGTGGGGCCACGCTGACCCTGCCTGACGATTTGCTGTGGAGCGATGAACACACCTGGAGTCCGGTTGTTTCCAGCGTGTCGTACCTGATCACCGGCGCGCTTTTGGTGCAGTCAGCCACCCGCCAGGCTGGGCGTGACATCACCTTGGTAGGTGCCGCCGACATGGCTTGGGTTGCGAGATCGGTCGTCAATGTGCTGCGTGATTGGGCTGCATTGCCTTTGGATGCAGTGACTGGCCGCTTTGAATTGACGCTCATGGATGGTCGCATCTTCACGGTGGCCTTTCGCCATGCCGACGGCGCGATAGAAGCCGAACCTGTCACAGGTTTCCCCGCCCGAAACGACAACGATTTTTACCGCATCACCTTGAAGCTGATGCAAATCTAAATTCTGGAACCTTCATGCCCATTCTCACTGGCGACATCAAACTGGTCGCATCCCAAGTCATGGACGACGTACCCGAAGGCGGTGGTGCGCCCACAGCTACAGTCATTGTGGATGGCACCAGCAATGCCATCTTCCCTGACATCTCTGAACTCGACCGCGCCGGTGGCCGCGTCAATCTTCGAAAACTCCACGTCGCGGTGCAAACCATGGACACCGACACCTACATGGGTTCGAACATCATCGTGTCCCAGCCTCCTGCAGACCCCAATGTCAGTGTCACTCTGTTTAGCACCCGCGACACCTTTGATCGGCGCGACGCGGCATCGGCTCGGGTCGAGAGCTACCTCACCAAAGGACCGATGTGGGGTGGCATGTTGCTGGAGAACCATATTGCTGGCCAGCGCGCAGTGCAAATCCTGCAAAGCGTCGATGCTGAACTGCCCCGGATTGGGCAAACCATGGTGCTGGTGCAAAACGAGGGCGCGACCAACGAGCGCAGCCAATACATTCGCACCACCGAAGTTCGTGCCATCAAACGCAAGTTCGAAGACAGCCAGGGAAAGATGGTCGACATGAATGTGGTGACCTGCTCCATCAGTGACGCACTGCGTACCGACTTCCAAGGGTCCGAGGGCAATGCCAAGGCTGCACCAGCCGCAGGGGCCACCAAGGTTAGAGACACCACGGTGGCCGATGCAGGTTCTTACGTCGGTGTCGTGCCGCTGGCCACTGCCGCCAACCTGGGGACCTTCAGCATTCGGGCCAGCAGTGTGTATACCCAGTTGGTTCCCAGTGCCCAGACCGAGACACCACTGGTCGATCTCAAGCCCAATGGCGAACAGGTGGTTTTATCCGCTGCAGGTGGGCCGGTGACGCTCACCACGTCGGTGGCACTCAACAATTCGCACACCATCAGTGTGGGCCAGGCCATCCTGCCCAACACGTTCAAACTGACCACCGGCAGCCTGACCCTGGTCGATGACGGTGGCCTGTTGTCTGCGGCTGGCAGCGCTGTGGGGGCGGTGGACTATGCGAATGGGCTGATTTCGATCACGGACCCGTCCGTGAGTTATCCAGCCGCCAAAACTATCCTCTACACACCAGCGGCTGCACCCGTGCGCTCGCTGCACACCGCTAGTTGGGCGGTCACGGCCGAGTCGCGTTCCAGCACCCTGGTGGCGATCTTTGACCCTGCGCCCAAGCCGGGCAGTTTCTCGCTCAGCTACCGGGCGCAGGGGCGCTGGTACACCTTGCGCGATGCGGGCAACGGTCAGTTGCGCAGTGCCTTTGGCTCGGTGGGCGCGGGCACGCTCAATTTCAACACCGGCTCGATGATGGTCACACTTGCTGCCTTGCCCGATGTCGGCACGCAGGTGCTTGCCACCTATGGACTGGCCACTGCCGACACGGCCGTCTATGGCGTGGCGATTGCCGCTCAGTCCGTATTCACCCTGGCCCACCCCGGTGTGGCGCCGAGCACGGTCACGCTCACTTGGGCGACAGGCGGCGTGGAAAAAACCGCCTTCGATAACGGCCAGGGCCTGCTTACCGGCGACGCCACTGGCAAAGTGGACTACCTGGATGGCGTGATCACGTTCAAACCCCTGATCCTGCCCAGCTCTGGCGCGCAGGTGAGCATTGCCTATTCCTGGGGCCCACCGATTGAAGAGAATTTCCAGGCCCCCGAGCGTTTTGCACCGGATGGTTATATCGAGATCGTTCTGGCCAACCCCAATGTGTTGCCCCACACCGTCAAGGTGGAGTGGAACACCGTGTTTGATGAGAAAGACCTGACCATCGAGGGGCAGATATCAACCCGCTGGCTGTCCTTGACCTACAAGCCCAACCGCGACCCCATCGTCATCGTCCATGACAACGGGACTGGCGGGTTTCAAACGCGCCCCGAGTGCGCAGGCGTGATCGACTACGCCGCTGGCACTTTGAGGTTCAAGCCAGACACCACGATTGCATTACCGAAGCCCAACTGGACCAAGGTGGTGGTTGGCACCCAGGTGATTGACAACACGTGGTTCACCGGCACCCTGGCCACAGAAAAAGTGGTCTTCGGTGGCTTTACCTACCAGACCATCGGGGCCATCATGCCCACCGACCTGTCGGGCTATGTCAAGGTCACTTACCGTACCAGCGCGGCGGGCAACAGCAACACCGAGGTGTTTCCTGTTCAGTTGTCTGTCGATCTGACGCAAAGCTCCAGCGAACCCATTGTGGGTGGCTCCTGCAGTTTCACCCTGGGAGGCGCCCGGTACATGGACCGCCAGGGCTCTTTGATTACCAACATCGATCCGGCAACCGGCTCAGGTCTGACATCTGGCAGCATCAACTACTCCAGCGGCCTGGCCAGCCTCAGCGTGCTGCCAGTGGGGGCCAGCAATACCGGTGTGATCAACAGCATGGTGACCAGCCAAAGCCCCATGCCGGTGACCGACGTGCAGTTTCGCACCAGCACGGCACCCATTCGCCCGTCCAGTCTGGCGGTGCAATTTGTGCTGGCTGACGATGATGCGCAGGTGTCGCACATCGTCACCTCAGACGCCAACGGCAAGATCGAATCCGCCAACGTCACTGGCAAGGTGGACTACGAGACCGGCATTGTGTCGCTGGCATTCGGTAAGTGGATGCTGGCCGTTGGCAATGAGACCAAGCCCTGGTACGACGCGTCCAAGATCATCGGCGGGCACATCTTTTTAGCCTCTGCCGTCATGGCGGACTCCATTCGCTATGCGGCCGTGGCCTACAGCTACCTGCCGCTGGATGCCAACATCCTCGGCATCGACCCGGTGCGCCTGCCCAGTGATGGCCGGGTACCGATCTTTAGACCCGGTGGCTTTGCGGTGGTGGGCAACACGCAGTCCATCACCGCCAGTGTGACCAACGGCCAAACCATCAACTGTGCCCGCGTGCGTTTGAGTCGGGTGCGGGTCGTCGGGTTTGACGGGGTGGTCATCCACAGCGGCTACAGCGCAGACCTGGAGGCAGGACTGGTCACGTTCACGTCGGTGGCAGGCTACAGCCAGCCGGTGACGGTTGAACACCGCATCGAAGACATGGCGGTGGTCAGTGATGTGCAGATCAGTGGCGAGATCACTTTTACACGGGCGCTCACCCATGACTATCCGGTGACCACGCCCGCGAGCAGCTTTGTCTCAAGCGCCCTGGTGGCAGGTGACTTGAAGTCGCGCGTCAGTGTGCTGTTTGATCAGGCCTCATGGAGTGGCGCATGGCTCGATATCTTGTCGGGCAGCACGGCCACGGCCACTTTCAACAACACGCAGTACCCCATTTTGGTGACCAACCGGGGGTGCCTGACAGAGCGCTGGATCGTGCGCTTTACCAATACCACCTCGTTTGAGGTCATTGGTGAGAACGTGGGTGTCATCGCTACCGGCAACACCAGCACCGACTGCGCACCCAACAACCCCTCTACCGGCGCGGCGTACTTCCATCTGCCCGCACTGGGGTGGGGCAATGGCTGGGCCACAGGAAACGTGCTGCGCTTTAACACCATCGGCGCGCAGTTCCCGGTCTGGGTGGTGCGCACCGTCCAGCAGGGGCCAGAAACCGTGCCCGATGACGCCTTCACTGTGCTGGTACGCGGTGACGTCGATACGCCCTGATGGGGCACAACCGCAATACGGATACGAATGAGACATGACTGATCTAAGCGTCAAATACTTCAACAGCGGCATGGCCGGTGCACCCCAAATCTCCAATAACTGGGGTGATTTGGTGAACATGCTTGATGCCTGCCTCATTAATGGCTTTAACCTCAAGGCGCTGGACAACCTGACGTTTGCCAACGGCCTTGCGACTGCCACCGTCACGACCGGGCATTCCTATCTGAAAGACCAGGTGGTGCTGATCGAAGGTGCCAACCAGGCTGCTTACAACGGCCAGTTTCGGGTGGTCGCTGTCACCGCCACCACGTTTAGCTATGCAGTTTCTGGCAGTCCCACCAACCCAGTCTCACCGGCCACCACCAGCACCAACCTGAGCGCCAAGGTGGCACCGCTGGGCTGGGAGATTGCATTCACAGGTGCGAACAGGCGTGCCTACCGCAGCCCAAACCCCATGTCACCGCAGAACCTGCTGCTGATTGATGACGGCATCAAAGCCCCGGACTACAACACGACTTGGTCCAAGTGGGCCAACGTTGGGGTGGTGGAGGGCATGGCAGACATCAGCACCATTGTGGGCGCGCAGGCCCCTTTTGACCCGAGCAACCCGACACAAAACTGGCGGCAGGTCCAGGCGGGCCAGTATGGTTGGTACAAGTGGTACCACGCACGCCAAGGCGGATATGAGACCTATGGCGATGGCGGTGCGGGCAACCGCAACTGGGTGCTCGTGGGGGACGACCGTCTGTTTTACCTGTTTTGCACCAACGCACCGGGCTACAACTGGTACGGGCGCAATTTCTACTGCTTTGGTGACATCGAGAGTTTCAAGCCCGGTGACAACTACCACAGCGTGCTCTGCGCGGAAGACTCGTACTGGTCCAACACCAATGGCGGTTACGCAAGCTACCCAGGGCAGTACAACGGCTACGGCTTGATCCATTCGCTGGATGTGGCGGGCAAAGTCATGCTCAGAAACCACACCCAGGTTGGCAACTATGTGCGCTGGGGTGTGACTTCGCTCAACACCAACAACGGCCAGCAAATCTGTGGGCGCGGCAACCTGCCGTTTCCCAATGGTGCGGATTACAGCCTATGGTTAATGCCGACCTATGTGCGCCAGGAAGATGGGCACCTGCGCGGGATGATGCCCGGCATGCTGTGGCTGCACCAGGACCGGCCCTACAGCGACCAGACCATTGTGGACAACGTGCTGGGCCAGAACAACAAGCGCTTTCTGCTGGTGCGCACGCAGTACAGCTCCGAGACCGAAGGTGCGCAGGTGGCCTTTGACATCACCGGGCCATGGAGGTAAGCCATGAGCCTGCTCATACTGCCGCGCTTGGGCACAGGCAACCCGGTGCCGTTTAACAACAACTATGCCGTCGCCAAAGACGGTAATCCCTGGAGTGATGGCGGTTCTGACACCTTTGATGGCACCACCGGGGCGCAGATCACAACGTCTACTGGCTGGGCGCGGATTGGCGGTAACACCTACACCACGGCGGACGGTTCTATCGACATCAGCAAATCACTGGGCGCAGACGGGGTCGATGTCGGTGTCTATTCCGGCTGGGCCGTGGCGGGCATCTGGGCCTGCGAGATTGAACTGGGCTCTGAACCTCGGGTGCCGCTGCATCTGCGCTTCTGGTGCAACACCGGCTATGACAACGGCTCGCCCACCGGCATCGTGACCAAGGTCTACACGCTGGCTGGCAACAGCTACGAACTCACCACGGTATGGACCAGTTACGGTCAGCAAGACAGTTGGACCAGCACCAACGAGACACAGTTGACTGTCACGGTGGTTCCTTACCTCGCGTCGCAAAACCTGGCCGGGGCCAATCCGTTCACTTGGAGCGGCTCGGGCGACGACCGGGATTACCGTCTGAACGGTGTCACACGAGGTGCCACCCTGTACATCCAATGGGGCAAGGTCAATGTGGATGAGGTGCAGAACTGGATCATTGGTGACTTGGCCGAGTCTGAGGAGTTCACGAGCGTACCGCATGTGCGCACGCTACTGCTCAATACCGCACCGGGTGCGCGCCTCAATGATTTGAATCGTTTCATGAGCCCCAATTCAGAACTTTGGAGCCGTGCAGGCGGCTTGCATCTGCAGTACAGGGCGGTACCACGCAACTGGCGTGACATTCACTTCGGTGGCAATGGCGTCATCGCTGGCACCGTGAAAGAAAAGGCCACGCCGAGCAAACCGCTCAACCAAGCACTGGTTCGGCGCGTGCAATTGATCAGCGCCCAAACCAACCTGCTGGTGGCAGAAACCTGGAGCAGTCCCGACGGCAGTTACCGGTTTGAGCGCATTGACACCCGCCAGCGCTATGCGGTTGTCAGCTTTGACCACGAGCGCCGTTACCGAGCCGTGATCGCAGACGACCTCAGCCCGGCCGTGATGCCGTAACAGTGCCATGACGATCACCATCAGCATCGAGCACCACGCGGCTCGGTTGGAGGGCACGCGCGCGTTTCTCGATGAGGGCGCAAACCCGGCAAGCGTGCGCATCTACAGCGGCATACGACCCTCCAACCCAGCGGACACACCCACAAGCGCGATGCTGGTCGAGGTCAAGTTGACCAAGCCGTGCGGCAGCGTGATCAATGGCCAACTGGTACTCACGCCCCAAGAAAACGCCCTGATTGCCAGATCGGGTGTGGCCACCTGGGCGCGCATCGTGACAGGTGCGGAGCTCACGGCGATGGATCTGGATTGCAGTGGATTGGACGGCACAGGCGACGTACGCCTGGCACAGACCCAACTTTACGCGGGCGGTTACGCGCAGATGGCCAACGCCACGCTTGGCTGAGCCTGCTGAATTCGCCGGGTAGGCAGGCTCATTCACACCTTCAAAACATTTCTTCACTTTAAACAGGAGTTCCCCATGGCCAACAGCCTCTACGACAAGGGTCGCCAGCGCTTTCTGGAAGCGCAACTGAACTGGATCACCGACGACATCAAGGTGGTGATGGTCGACACGGCGTTGTACACCTTTGCTGCCAGCCACGAGTTTTTAAGCAGCATTGCGGCAGAGGCGCGGGTCACCGCACCCACTACCTTGACCAGCAAGACCAGCACCAACGGCGCAGCCGATGCACAGGACGTGACCTTTGCCGCTGTGAACGGTCCCTCGATTGAAGCGCTCGTGCTTTACAAGCAGGTACTGGCACTTGACGGTGTGACGCCCGATGACGCCGCCTCCATCCTGATCGCCTACATCGACACGGCCACCGGCTTGCCCATCACGCCCAATGGTGGCGACATCATCGTCACCTGGGACAACGGCATCAACAAAATCTTTCGGCTGTGAGAGGGGAATCTCATGACAACAGCCGTTAAATACTGGCGGGTTTACTTCCGCAGCGTCAACACCTACAACTACGGCCAGTTGGTGTTTCGCACCTTGCAGCCACGCGACGCCGCAGGTAACGCCTTGATAGTCGGCCTGACCGTGACTGCCAGTGGCTTCCTGATGAACGCCACTTCGTACCCGGTCAACAACCTGATGGATGACGATGCCGCATCTGCCAGCTATTGCGCCATCAACTACCCCGACTACCAGACCACCACCCAGTGGCGCTACTTCAGCTTCACCTATGCCGCTGACACCTTGATCGACCACTTTTTGCTCAACATCAGTGAGACGGCCCTGAATGCCAACTCGGTGGTCGCGGCCAACTCGGTGGATTTGTGTGTGGACTCATCAAGCGACAACATCACGTGGAACCGTCAGGCGCTGGTGTACCGGCCTTGTGCCAGTGGCAACTCAGACGCTCGGTTTCCGGCAACAACCAAGTCGCCCATCTGGCCCATCCCGTCGCGCAACAACATTGGTGGCTCGGGCGGCATTTACGGCATCGTGTCCGAAGACGGTGTGGCGCAAGCCAACCGCCCGGTGGTTTTGTTCGAGCGCGACACCTTTTACAAGGTCGGCTACATCACCACAGACGAGAACGGTGGCTACGCCTTCAATGGCTTGAATGAAAACCGGGAGTTCATGGTCATGTCCTATGACCCCTCTGGCCCGCCGTACAAGAACGCCCTGGTGTGGGATCGCATCAACCCGATCAACACCAAAGGCAAGCTGACGCCCCAGTCTGCTTTCTGGGCGCGCCGCGCGCGTGACAGTGCGCTTGGCATGTGTGTGAGCTATGCCGACTACCTGAACGGTGCCACCTACCGCTTCTTTCGCTCCAATATTCTCGGCCTCGCAGAAAACATGCTCCAGACCACCGAGCAGTTCTGGGGATTTGACTTTTACCCGGAGAGCCGGGTGGGCGGCTCGATTCGCTTCCTCAAATCTGGCCGTCACTTGACCCCCACGCCCAACAACAATGGCCTGTTTGTGCGCGCCGGGCAGGGCACCTTCAACGGCAGAAACGCAGCCGGTGCCTCGGAGAACTTCACCAACCTGACCTGGGAATACATCTTTAAAGCTCCCAGCACGGGTGAGACCGCGCTGATCATGATGTGGGCCGGTCGCCGGGATTCGGACGATGCAAGCCTCTACGGTTACGACAACTACAACGGCTACTACGGCATGCCAGCCGGGCCGTGTCTGGAAGTCACCACCACGGTGATGAACGTGCGCATATCTTTAAGTGGCCGCAACCTCTCCACTGTTAGGGCTTCAGCGCCGGTGATCCAGGGCGAGGTGTACCACGTCATCGTGGCCTACGAGCAGGACAACTTCATCAAGCTGTATGTCAATGGTGTGTTGGTGCAGACCACGTCGATCAGCGGAGGCGGGCGCATCTGGGGTTGGTGCCGCACGCAAAACGCCACCAACGAAAATTGGGACTACCTGTACACCGCCTCTGTCCCAAATGGCGCTGCACGCCGGTTTGATGCGCTCAGTATTGGGGGCTATGGTGCGCCACCGTTTAATTCAGCCAGTGGCAACGCCTGGGCCATTGCTCCGGCGGGGCATGGCGGTGGCTTTGGACTGGCAGCCCTGTATGGGCGCACCTTCAGCACGGCAGACGTGGTCAACTTTTACGACTCCTACGCCAACTGGGAAACCCATGTTGTCCCGAGCAGCCATTCAGGCTATATGGCCGAGGTAGAAGCCGACAACCCAATTCTGTATATGCGTATGAACGAGCTGCAAAACGTGCGGCCGGTCAATGCGGTGGGGTTTCAGGACTTTGTGGCCAGCTTTGAGGGGACACCGGCATTCAATGCCGCCGGGTTTGTGGCGGGATCAAGCTCGGTAACGGTCTCCGGCGGTGGCCTGCGCATTGACAACTTCAGTTCCCTCTCAAGCACGTTCACGGTAGAGCAGTTCATTCGGCCCAGCTCGGTGGCAGGCACACAGCGCATCTGGCTGCTGCGGGTCAATAACGAGCGCGCACCCATGTACCTGTCCATGATCAATGGCAAGCTGATTCTGTCCATCGTCGATGTGAGCAACACCACCACCGACATTGCTTTCAGCCACACCACGCTGGTTGTAGGCACGGCATACCATGTGGCTGCCACCTATGACCCGTGGGTAGAGAAGCGGGCGCGCCTGTACATCAATGGCGTGCAAGTGGCAGAGCAGAGTGCCAGCGTGTTTCCGGACACCTACCGCACTGCTGCATGGCTTGGCATCGGCATGAACCCGTCGGGCACTGCGCCAACCATCTCCGAGCGTTTCCAGGGCCAGATGGGGGAGTTTGCGGCTTACAACTACGTGGTTCCTGCTGCGCGGCTGCTGGCGCATTTCGACGCGCGTAACGCGTAAAGGGAGCAGCGATGTCTGGCGCTTTACCCGTCGCAGGCGTGGGTCTGGGCGAGCAGACCAAGTTTGGCCAGGCTCAGGTTAAGAACACGTCCTGGACGGTTGCACCCGCTGGGGTAGACAGTGCCCGTGTCAGCATCACGCACTCGGTCTATTACGCCAACCAAAATGGGGCCACCGTCTGGTTTGCGTTTGACCAGCCCTACCAAGCTCCCAGTTACGCCAATGTCCCGTTCATCTTTGGTGCGCAGGCTCCGGTGTCTGGTGCCACTGCTGGCCATCAGGGCAAGTTTGGTATGCCGGACTTGCGCAATGCAGCCAGAACCATAGCGCCTGCTGGCTTTGATCAATCCAGTGTTGCCAAGGCGCGGGCCTGGCACTTGGTGCAAAACAGCGGTGCGGTAGCTGACTTTGCGTTTGCTGGCGTGTATGCCAAGCCGCTGCTGCTGAACGTTCCGTTTTACTTTGGCGGTGACCCAGTAGTCACGGCCGTCAGTTTGGGTGACACCAGCCGCTTTGGCAGCATTGCGCGCATCAAGAAGCCGCCCCAGCTTTTTGCTACGGGCATCTACCAAGCGGGAACGGGCAAACCCCGGGTGGGGGCCACAGGCAGTGTGGATTTTGCGTTTGCTGCGGGGGGTGCTGGCTATGCAACCCCGAGTCCGTTCAATGTGCCGCTGTACTTTGGCGCTGGGCTGGCAGTGTCAGCCACGGCGGGCGATCAGTCAAAGTTTGGTGGACCAGCCGTTAAGAACACGGCGCAGTCGCTTAGCCCAAAGCCGATTGACCAAGGCAAGCTTGGCAAGCCCAAGGCTTATGACATCTCGGCCAATGGGGCTAAAGTTGACCTGAACTTTGTTCAAGCCTACTTGAACAAGCCGCCTGCGCTCAACACCCCGTTTTACTTTGCCTGGCAGAGCCGGGCCTTTGCAGATGGCTGGCAGGACACCCGGTTTGGCAATGCTCGCAGTTGGCTGTTTCACAGCTTCGTGCGTCCATCAGGGTTGGACTCTAGCCAGTTCGGTACGACCCATGTTGAGAACTGGGCCGAGTTTGCGGCCACACCCATGGGCATTGCGCCTGCGGGTTTTGGCCTGCCGGGTGTTCTGATCGCGCCAAAGTATCCGTTCACGCTCAGCGTGGTGTTGCCATCGCTAACCGCCTTCAGCGCCACGGTGAGCTATTCGTCACTGACGGCACGGCCTACCGTTGTGCAGCGGCGCACGCCATGGCATGTTGCCAGTCAAACCGAACAGGGTTCGTTGCAGGCGCAAAGCAATGGAAATAAAACACCTGCCGGGTGGGCGACCTTTTGGCAGCGCGTGTTGGGTGTGCACAGCGGTGTGGCGCATCACCTGCCGCAGACGTTTACAGCCATGCCGATCCAACTCCTTCAGCCGCAGCAGGGTGGCACGCCGATTCACCTGGTGCGCCCACTGCAGCAGCAGGGCGGCACTGCGCTGTGGCGGGATCTGGTGGGTGCGCATGCGCAGGCGCGCAAGAGCCCAACTGCCACCCGCCTGTGCCACCAAGACGGTGACCGCACGGTGCGGGCGAGTCGTGATACCCATTGGCAAAACGGAGTGGCGTATGTGCTGGGGTGCGGGTCTGACTATCAACTGGCCTTGGCTGCGCCCGTGGGTTGGGGTGGCCGCTTCCAGCGGGCCCGAGTGCCGCCCCCGGGCAAGGTAAGCCAAACGCTGCCACCTGTCGAACAACTACAAGCCTGCTATTCGCACAGCGCGCACTTGGTGTTTGTCGACCCGCTTGCTACTGACGGGTTCTTGCTGTTTCAGTGCGACGGGTTCACCCCACTGCCGCCACCAGCCGGTGGCACGGTGGTCGTTGCCATTCAAAGGGTTTACATCGTGATCAACAACTGCAGTTTGCGCCGTGTCTCAGACAACTCCGTGGTGCCGACCCTGTCCATGGCGTTAAGCCTGGACGCGGGTTCCTGGGTCTGGGGGTTCGACGCATCTTTGCCCGGCATAGCCCAAGCCCTGGTGGAGCCGGGCAGCAGCGGGGTGGTTGAGCTCAGCGCCTGTGTCAACGGAATCGAGTTTCGGGTTCTTGCGGAACACTTGTCGCGCGAACGCACCTTTGGCCAGACCACCATCCGGCTCACTGGCCGGGGTCGCCATGCGGTGCTGGATGCGCCGTATGCCCCCACCCTGAACTTCAACAACCCAGAGCAACGCATGCACCAGCAGCTCTTTGACGATGTGCTGCAACGCAACGGCATTGCCTTGGGCTGGGCTGTTGACTATGGGCTGCAGGACTGGAGTGTGCCCGCCGGGGTGTTCGCCCACCAGGGCAGCTACATCAGCGCGCTGGTAACTCTTGCCAAGGCGGGTGGTGCTTACCTGATTCCGCATCCCAGCAACGCGTCGTTCAAGGTATGGCCCCTGTACCCGGCAGCACCCTGGAATTGGGGCGATGTCATTCCAGACTATGTGCTGCCCTCTACCAGTGTGAGCCGGGAGTCCATCGCTTGGTCAGACAAGCCCAAATACAACCGGGTGTTTGTGAGCGGCCAAGAGCAAGGGGTTCTGGGCCAAGTCACGCGCCAGGGCACTGCAGGCGACTGGCTTGCACCCATGGTTACCGACAGTTTGATCACCACGGCGGCAGCGGCACGCCAGCGCGGTCTGGCTGTGTTGTCCGACACCGGTCGGCAGTTGGACATTGGCCTGCGGCTGCCGGTATTACCGGCCACCGGCATCATTCAACCCGGTGCCTACATCCAGTACCAAGAGTCTGGGGAAGATGGCGTTCAGACCCGCATTGGCTTGGTGCGCTCCACCCACGTCGAGGTGGCCTTGCCAGAGGTGTATCAAAGCCTGGGGGTGGAATGCCATGCGTAACCAGTTTCAACAGTTTCTTGACCTGGTGCCAGACCCCGCGTTGCAGGTTGGCACGGTGCAGTCCGTGGCATCCAACCTGGCCACCGTGATCCTGCCCGGTGGCGGTTTACTCAAAGCGCGCGGCGGCAGCGCAGACCTGGTTGGCCAAGCCGTCTTTGTGCGCAACGATGTCATAGAAGGCAAGGCCCCCAACCTGCCAATGGAGGTCATAGAAATCTAGCCCCTCATTCCGCCCCCAAATTATCCGTGTCGTTGTTGCTTTGCCTTGTCGTGCTGTAGCACTGCCTGCGGCTTCGCGCCTAGACACAAATGATTTGGAAACGGAATTTGCACTCAGCACTCGTACCTCAGCACTTTTACACCCGCCCTCCAGCGGGTTTTTTACTTTTGGAGCATTACCCATGGAGACTGAAATGGAAACTGGACCACTGGAAAGACGGCAGATGATGACCCTGCCCAAACAAGACTTTGAAGACATGCTGGAGCGCGCTGCAGAGCGTGGTGCTCGTCATGCACTGCACGAGGTCGGGCTGGACGGTGCAGACGCCGCCCACGACATCCGTGAGCTGCGCAACCTGCTCGATGCCTTCAACGAAGCCAAGAAGACTGCGGGCCTGACCATCGTCAAGATGCTGGTCACGGGCCTGGTCTTAGCCTTGATGACGGGCTCACTCATCAAACTCAAATTGTTCGGAGGTACACAATGATCGAAACACTGCTGGGTGGGTTGTTGGGTGGGGCGTTTCGACTGGCTCCAGAATTTCTGAAATGGCTAGATCGCAAGGGCGAACGTGGCCACGAGCTGGCCATGCAAGACAAGGCGCTGGAGTTTGAGAAGGTGCGCGGTGCATCGCGCATGGCCGAAATTGGCGCGACTGCCGATGCAGCCTGGAACACCGGCGCAATGGAAGCTTTTAAGGAAGCCGTTGCTGGCCAGGGCAGGCCATCGGGTGTGAAGTGGGCAGATGCATTGTCCACCAGCGTACGCCCCATCATCACCTACTGGTTTATGGCCTTGTACTGCGCTGCCAAAGCGGCTGCCTTTGTGGCGGCATTGAATGCTGGTGCTGGCTGGGGTGCGGCGGTGCTGGCGGCTTGGTCTGACGCGGACCAGGCGCTGTGGTCGGGCGTACTCAATTTTTGGTTTGTGGGCCGGGTGTTTGAGCGGGCGCGGTCATGACGCAAGGCGTGTTGTCGGTGCCGCAAGCAGCCATTGATCTGGCCAAGCGGTTTGAAGGCTTTCACCGCGTGCCGCAGTCTGACCCACTGCGCCGGGCGCACCCCTATGTCTGCCCGGCAGGGTACTGGACGATTGGCTGGGGGCATTTGTGCCCGCCAGACCACCCGCCTGTGACCGAGGCAGAAGCTGAAAGCTACTTGGCCGCCGACATGGCAGCAGCGCTGGCCGCCACACTGCGCTACTGCCCGGTGCTGTTCAACCAACCAGAAAACCGCCTTGCAGCCATTGTGGACTTCACCTTCAACCTGGGTGCCGGGCGGCTGCAGACTTCAACCCTGCGCCGACGCATCAACCAAACGGATTGGGCCGGTGCCGCGCTGGAGTTGCGCAAATGGGTTCATGGCGGTGGCCGGGTGTTGCCGGGCTTGGTGGCGCGGCGGCAGGCAGAAATTGCGCTGATGAGGCTGCCCTCCGATTAATGCTCAGACTCGTTGTCTTTGCCGAATGCCGTCACAATCTGCCTAACCGCTGTCTCAGGCGCAAACAGTCTTGAATACAGAGCTCTGCACCGTACTCGGTAACCGTCATCAACCTCCAAGCTATCAATCAACTCCAGCGCAAGCTGCGCCAGGGTATCTGCGCTGCCGTCTTCGCTGACACGGCCCACGTTTTCATCGCGGATGATGTTTGCCAGGTCGTTACCTGCATTGATGTTGGCCAGCACAGGCAAGCCGCTTTGCATGTAGGTTAAGAACTTGCCGGGGATGTTGTGGGATTTGTGGCGAGGGTCCAGGGCTACCAGACCGACCTGGCACTGTGCATACAGCCCAGGAATTTCGTCGGGGTGAATTTCGTCTTGGAACAGCACGTTTTGCAGGCCACGTCCTTGTGCGTCTGTGGCCAACTTCTTGGCGTCGCTGCCACGACCGACGAACAGAAAACCGACATCGGTGCGATGAAGCAGCTTTTCAGCCAGGTCAAGCAAGATGCCCATGTCGTACAAAGTGACCCTGGGCACGGCACCCCAGGATTCAAAGGCCTGGACGTGGCCGCGCAGGAAGTTCTCCATGTGCGCGCCCAGGAAGAAGCGCAGAAAGATGCGT